AGCACCCAAAGGTTGGAAAGATGTAAGAACAAAATCTGAGAAAGACCCGAAACATAAAAATTTCAAGGATTTTAAGGGAATGATTCTAACAACAGCGGATGCTAAGAAATTTAAAGAGAGAAAAAAGAAATTAGGAAAACAACCAACGAAGAAGAAAAAAACAGATGTAAAAAAGGCTGAAAAACCAACCAACAATGAAAAGCAGGAGCGGAACATTTTATCGTTTGGAGAGTTCATCACAGAAGGTGTAATGAATGATTTACTCAAAGCGGGTAAATCTAAGAAAGATAGTGAAATTACTCTAGATGATGGAGCAGATATACCGATAGATCCGCTTACATCGCAGATTTTGGTTAAATATATAGAGGGGTTAAGCTCTTCAGAAAAAAATAGAACTATTCAACAAATCCAAAGAACTGAACGTGCATTTATGAAGGTTCTAGGAAAAGCACATGAAAACACTTAACATCAAGCTAGAATGAAGTTTGATTTTAGAAGGATAACAAATGGCTATAACTAAATTAACAAATACCATAACAGACACTAACACAAAGTATTCGGTACAACATACAGGACTTGCTGATGGTGCCACTCAACTTTCTGATAGTATCTGGGCTAACCTTTCTGCACTGAAGTACGCTAATGCTACAGTTACAATTAGTGCCGCACCAACTACTAATTTCTGTATTGGAGAAGTAGTGTCCACAAATGACAGTACAGCAATACACGTTAGAGTTACGGATTACACTAAAGGAGCAACAACTTTTAAAGGTTATAAAGTTACTAGTGCTACTGATATAACACCTCTAGCTTGGACTGCAGAAACTGCAACAGATATTGGTACAGAAAAAACATTGACAGGAAGTGTTTCTGGACTTAGTTCTGCAACCACTCATGCTAGTACACGCGTGGCTATCGCTGCACCAAAAATTAATCTCAGAAAACTTTGGTGGAATATAGCATCTGGTATTGACCATACTAGAGTTTACTTTGATGGAAGTGATACAGAACAAACTATTGCATATTTGACAGACAGTAATGGTTATATAAATTATGCAGGTGGAGGTAACCATATCGGAGCAATAGGTATGGGATCTGCAGCTGGAAATACTAGTAACGTACTTGGAGATGTTAATGTAACAACGGTAGGTGTTGCTTCAGCTGATACTTATATGATAGGAGTAGAGATAGGAAAATTGACAGGATTTGAACTACCAAATTTCTTTAAGAATGGTCAATTAGGATATGCACCTAACCAACATGGTTTTTCGGATGTATACTAGATGAAAACTTTTAAAGATTTTATGGAAGCATTGACTCTTCAACAAAGAAGGAAGAGATCAATTATTTCCAAAAAGAAATCAAAAATTACGGCCATAAAAAGAAAAAGGTCTATGAAAAAACCACCTTCTCAAGATAAAATTGATAAGGCAGTAAATAAGGCAGTAAGACAGAAAGCAATTACATTAGTAGATAAGGCAGGAAAATATAAAGACCCCGAAGCATCAATTGGAATAAAAACTAGTATAGAGAAGAAGGCTGATCTTAAAGTACAAAAAATGGGTGGTAAGTGGAAAAAAAGATTGAAGCCTTTAATTAAAAAGAAAATGAAAGATGCTTTTAAACAGCGTCAGGCGAGTGAAAAAGAAAAATAATAAACGGAGAGAACCATGAAACTAATTAGCGAAGAAGCAATAAATGTAGAATTTCTTACAGAAGCCAATAAGAGTGGTGGTAAGAATTACTTCATTGAAGGTATCTTCATGCAAGCAAATAAGAAGAATCGAAATGGAAGAGTATATCCAACAGAAATTCTTCAAAAAGAAGCAAAACGATATACTACAGAGTTTATCAAGAAGAAAAGAGCTTTTGGTGAATTGGGACATCCAGACGGGCCAACGGTTAATTTGGAAAGAGTTTCCCACATGATAGAAGAGTTGGAAGAAGTAGGTCAAAATTTCATGGGAAGAGCTAAAGTTTTAGATACACCATACGGAAAGATTGTAAAAAATCTTATTGATGAAGGTGCTCAATTGGGAGTTTCATCAAGAGGTATGGGTTCTTTAAAGCCAGGAAGAAATGGTATTTCAGAAGTACAAGGTGATTTCTACCTTGCAACAGCAGCTGATATAGTTGCTGATCCTTCTGCTCCTGACGCCTTTGTGGCAGGAATTATGGAAGGGAAGGAATGGGTTTGGGATAATGGTCTGCTTAAAGAGACACAGATCCAAGAATATAAAGATAAAATTGAAAAATCTTCGAGAAAAGGCCGTGAAAACGTGCTTGTTGAAGCTTTTAGAGATTTTATTGCCAAGTTGTAAATATAAGTTATTATAAATAATATTAGTATAAACACATACACAGATAACAAATAGGAGATTTTCAATGTCTGAAGAAATTTTGGAACAAACGGCTGAAGAACTGGAAGAAGAGCAACAAGCTGTTGCGGAAGAGTCTTCGGGCGAAGAAATCTTAGATGAAGCTAAAGCTAAGGTAGAAAAAGAAGAAGTTGATGAAGAAGAGGTTGCTGAGGAAGTAGAAGAGGTCGAAGAAGCCGTTTCTGTTCCTAAAACCAAAGCCGGGATGATTAAGGCTCTTTATAACCAACTTAATGCTATGAAGAAGTCTGAACTTTCCGATTCTTTTTCAAAAATCATGGGTTCAACTCTTAAAGAAGAAGAGGAAGAAGCTGATGAGGATGAAGAAGAAGAAAAACCAATGGAGTCTAAGAAACTCAAAAAAGAGGATCTTGAAATTGATGTCAAAGAAGACACTGAAGCCATTGTAAATGGTGAAGACCTCTCTGAAGATTTTAAGACTAAAGCTTCCACAATATTTGAAGCAGCAGTTTCAGCTAAAGTACTTTCTGAAGTCAATCAAAGGATTGATGAATTAGAAACCAGTTACAAAAAAGAAATTACTGATGCAAAAGAAGAACATTTGTCCACAATTACAGAAAAAGTTGATGGTTATCTCAACTATGTTACTGAAGAGTGGATGAAAGAGAATGAGTTAGCTGTTGAAAAGGGAATTCGATCAGAATTGGTTGAAGACTTTATGACAGGCCTCAAGAACCTCTTTACAGAGCATTACATTGACATTCCAGAAGAGAAAGTTGACCTTGTTGACGATCTATTTGAGAAAGTTGAAGAACTAGAGCAAAAACTTGATGAGTCTATTAACACAAGTGTAGATATCAAAAAAGAACTTGCTGAGTATAAAAAGGCTGAAACTTTGAGAGAGGTTTCAGAAGACTTAGCCGATACCGAAAAAGAAAAACTAGGTAAATTGGCTGATGGTATAGATTTTGAAGACAAGTCTCAATATTCTGAGAAACTTGAAGTAATTAAGGAAAATTATTTCCCTAAACAACAGTCGGAAACAATTACAGAAGAATTGGAAAATACTGAGGAAGAACAAGATAGTTCAGACTCAAGTGTTGATCCAGTTATGAGTAAGTATGCTTCTGCATTAACTCGTTTAAACAAATAACATTTTTAGGAGATTACAAAAAATGTATCTAGCTGAAGGACTACAACAAAAGTGGGCTCCGGTCTTGGATCATCCAGATATGCCCAAGATTAAAGACCCATACCGAAAAGCGGTTACCGCCGTTCTTTTGGAAAACCAAGAAAAAGCCATGGCTGAGCAGGCAAATGCTGAAGGCCGCGGCCCTTTGATGGAAGCAGCAACCTCACTAACATCACTCGCACCAACAGCAAGTTCGTCTGGTGGAGTACAATATCAAGACCCAGTTTTAATTTCCATGATTCGTCGCGCAATGCCTAATTTAGTTGCTTATGATGTTTGTGGTGTTCAACCAATGACCGGGCCTACAGGACTTATTTTCGCAATGCGTCCTCGTTACGATTCACAAGGTGGTGCTGAAGCCATGTACTCAGAACCAGAATCCACACATTCTGGTGACGGTGGAGATGATATGGTCAGCTCCGGAGCCGGTGCACAAGCAGCAGCTCAGGGTGGAACATACTCCGCAGTATTAGGTGTAGGTAACTCAACGGCAACTGCTGAAACTTTCGGTCTTACTGGAACTTCTGGTACAGCTGCTGAAGATTTCCAGCAAATGTCATTCTCAATTGACCGTGTAACTGTTACAGCTAAGACACGTGCACTCAAGGGTGAGTACTCGATGGAATTGGCACAGGATCTTAAAGCCGTTCACGGTTTGGATGCTGAAACAGAACTCGCTAACATTCTCTCACAAGAGATTTTGGCAGAGATTAACCGCGAAGTTATCCGTACCATTTATTTTGGTGCAGAGCACGGAGCACAACACAATACATCAACAGCTGGTGTGTTTGACCTTGATGTTGACTCTAATGGTCGTTGGTCTGTTGAGAAATTCAAAGGTCTGATGTTCCAAGTAGAACGTGATGCAAATGCAATTGCAAAATCAACACGTCGCGGAAAAGGTAATCTCATCATCTGTTCTTCAGACGTTGCTTCTGCTCTAGCCATGGGTGGAATGATGGACGGATCTGGAATTGATGACACAGGTAACACATTCGTTGGAACACTCAACGGCCGTTACAAAGTTTATGTTGATCCATATTTCAGTGCATCAGCAACTAACTTTGTCTGTGTAGGTTACAAAGGTTCATCTGCTTATGATGCAGGTCTTTTCTACTGTCCTTACGTTCCATTACAAATGGTTCGTGCGGTTGGTGAAAGTTCCTTTCAACCAAAAATTGGTTTCAAAACACGTTACGGCCTCGTATCCAATCCATTTGGAAACAGCGGTGGTGCCGGAGCTTTGACGCCAATGGTAACTACTACTACAGATTGGTCAGAGTTGACAATTTGATGTAAGTTATGTCTTTAGGAGTTATTACCCCTAAAGAACGTGAGAAGGGTGATTACTTAATTGTAGTCACCCTTTTTTTTTGTCCTAACTAAATATTACAGAAAGGATATTCCATTATGTCTGCATTACAAGGTCAACCAACCAATACTAGTTTTTTGAGCCCTATTGGGTTTAAATTTCAACTTAACAATTTTCCGGCAGTAAACTACTTTTGTCAGTCTGCTACTTTGCCTGGAGTTTCTATAAGTTCTATTAGTGTTCCTATGCAATTAAAAAACATAGACATTGCTGGGGATGAAGTTACTTTTGAAGAGTTGTCAATAAAATTCATAGTAGATGAAAATATGAAAAATTGGTTATCAATTTATGATTGGATTATCGGACTTGGATTTCCAACTAAAGAGGGCCAAGAAAAATATGCAAAATTAGCAATAGCTTCAGAATTGACTACTGACGCAACTTTAACTGTATTGACCAGTAATATGAATCCACAGATACATTTTCGATTTCATGAATGTTTCCCATCAAGTCTTTCTTCAGTTGCATTTGATAGTGGTGGAACAGATATAGATTATGTTACTGCAGATGTTTCTTTTCGTTATGATGTTTATACAGTTGAAAACCTACTCAACAATGATCCGTCATACGAAGGAAAACCAGTTTAATTATTATTTAAGGAGGTGATTTGAAACTTGAAGATATTCAAGAACTTTGGCATAGAGATCGTGAAATTGATTATACAGAACTGGGTACAGAATCCATCCGTATTCCACTAATTCACGACAAATATCTTAAAATTTTTACTGATGAACGAATCAGACTAAAAGGACTTGAGTTTGTGCTATCTAAAATAGTTCGAGCTAAGACTGAGTATTATTCTGGTAAAATGCCTCAAGAAGAGCTTGAACAGCGTGGATGGGAACAGTATTTGGGAAGACTTCTCAAGAATGAAATAGCTAAATATATTGAATCAGATAATGATGTACTCAAATTGAAACAACAATTAGTAGTTTTACAGGAAAAAGTAAACTATCTGGACTCTGTTATTAGGATGATAAACAATCGGGGATTCCAAATAAAGAATGCTTTAGATTGGTTGAAATTTACAAATGGAAATAATTAACATATCTAAAAAAAATGAAGTCTATATCAAGATAGATTCTGAAGCTTCAACTGCTCAAGAGATTTGTGACCATTTTACTTTTATGGTGCCTGGCTACACATTTATGCCAGCATATCGTAATAGACTTTGGGACGGAAAGATAAGGCTTTTTAATGTTCATAACCGTCTTCTTTATGGAGGATTGTTTGAGCATCTTTGTAAATTTCTCTATACCAGAGACTATAAAGTTAAGTTTGATTCAGATTTTAATAATGAAAAAATAAAGATTAAGAAAGATTTTATAGATTCATTAAAGTTACCAGTAATTCCTAGAGATTATCAGATGATTGCTGTCAACCATGCCCTGACTCACCACAAAACACTTCTACTTTCACCAACAGCTTCAGGTAAATCTTTGATTATCTAT